GCAGGCTACAACTACAACGAACACACCGGCGAGAAAAAAAGCTGGGATTGACCATTAATTCCCATTCTGCTATAATTAACACTTAAACAGCAACAAGGGGCGCGACATGGGCTACAAGGTACTGGCAGACAAGTTCGAAATGGATCAGATGCGTACCAAATACGGTCCACGAAAGGGCCTAGAAGGTCCGTTCAACTTCTCAGGTCGAGTGTTGTATTATGACAACAAACAAGGCCAGTACTACGATCCTACTACAGACTTCTATGTAGAACAGGACGAAATGGATCAAATCCATGCACAATTAATGACTGTTCTGACCAAAATCTAGTACTTTAGTGTTGCAAAAAAACAACACCCAAACGGTTGACCCCAAATGTCCATTCTGCTATAATTAATACTTAAACAGCAAACAGGAGCCAGCAAATGATCAAGCAATTTGTGCAAGTTAGTGCCCACAGAGACAGCAACAATTTTGCACATTGTAGCAACCTAAGCCTGATGGCCAATCAGAATATGAGTGCCTTACAGGCCCAGCGCTACCTGCAGGTCATGGCAGATGATTATGCCCAGCGCGGATACGCCGTTGAGTGGATTCGTGAGGACTTTGATGCAGTGTACGAAGAAATGTACGGCGAATTGTTTGCTTGACCATTAATTCCTATTCTGTTATAATTAATACTTAAACAACGCACACCAAAGGAGCCAACCATGAGTGCAATTCGTATCGTTCGCGGAGAGTATCGTAAACGTCCCGTAGCTGACCAAGTGTTTAGTCTTGTGTCAGGGTTTCAAACAGGTGCCAAAGGCAACTTTGTGACTGTGAAAAACGACGGCAATTTCCCTAACTGCCCTGATACGATCCGTATCCGTGTTGACAACATTTCTGATATTGAGTATACTAACGGCATGACAGACACAACCACCAACGCTGCCAAGGCAGTGGCTGCACCAGCAGAAACAGAAGAACAAGCTATTGAGCGTATTCGTGAGCGTTTTGACATCCTGCACGAAATGACCAAGGCAGCAGTCACAGGCGACATTCGTGCCATGATTGTATCAGGTCCTCCAGGTGTGGGCAAGAGCTTTGGCGTGGAGCAAGAGATTGAAAAAGCCACCATGTTTGACAAGCTAGCAGGCAAGCGACTTCGTGCAGAAGTTGTGAAAGGTGCTGCTACTCCCATTGGCCTGTATCAGACCTTGTACAAGTATTCGGACGAAAATTGTGTGGTTGTGTTTGATGACTGCGACAGCATCTTGCTGGACGATGTGAGCCTTAACTTGCTGAAGGGTGCCTTGGACTCAGGCAAGAAGCGTAAAATTAGCTGGTTGTCAGAAAGCTCGAGCCTGCGCCGCGAAGGCATCCCGGACAGTTTTGAATTCAAAGGCAGTGCCATCTTCATTACCAATTTGAAGTTTGACAAGATGAAGAGCCAGAAACTGCGGGACCACTTGGATGCATTGCAAAGCCGATGCCACTACTTGGACCTGACTCTGGACACCATGCATGACAAGATTCTGCGTATCAAGCAAATTGCCAAGGACGGCGTGTTGTTTGCAGACTACGACTTTGAATCCGAAGTGCAAGACGAGATCATTGCGTTCATGGATGCTAACCAGAATCGTCTGCGTGAAATGAGTCTGCGTATGGCTATCAAAATTGCAGACCTGCGCAAGATGAGCATGCTGAACTGGAAGCGTCTGGCAGAAACAACTTGCATGAAAGTAGCATAATATGTTTGAAATTTGGGATGGTGACTTGTTCTTGTATGCTGTGGACACCCAGTACGAAGCAGACGAACAGGCCGAAGCAGGCTTTATTGTAAAAGAAATCAACAAATAATCCTGGGCGCTGGTTGGCTCCGGCCCGGGCTTTTGGCAGGTACCCTTAAAACGGTACCTGTTTTTTTGACTTCTTGCAACAACAAGTGTACACTAGCACAATGAAACATCTTGTTATTGTGCTAGGGCAGTCTGACCCGCTGACTCTTCAATTTCAAATTCGCAACACTCCCGTGGCCAAGTTGTGGGTTAACAGAATGCAGGCCCGTGGAAATTATCCATTAGATCATCCCAAAAGATTTTACGGATTCAACACCCCGGAGCAAGAAAAATCTCGAGCAGTTGATATAATCCAACAATGCATCTCAACAATCAATGCACATTCGCCAATCATCACAAGGCCATTTGAATACACACAGGATTGTTTGAACTATCTTCACAATATATTTGAAAAATATCACGGACTACTGGACCAACAAAATACCCAATACTGGAACACCGCACCTTTGTCAGTACAGCAGGCACTGGCAGAATTAAACATAGCAGTTCACAGATGTGAAACAGCATTGGCCCAGAGCGATCCTCGATTGGTATGTACTTGGTTTGGCATGCCCAAAACTGAAAGATTAAACACCGAATTGCAACAAGAATACGGCACCTCAGAAATCACATTTGGTACAGTGTATTTGAACTACTGCGAGATTGGTAAAACTGCGGAAGATCTAGCACATGACAATGATAAGTACATTGCCGACGAAGCATTCAAACCATTTGATCATTACAGTGCTGATTTTAATGTTCAATTTGGCAATCGTAGCTTGCTTAAGAAATACGCCAACGTTGACAATTATATTCGTCAGCATCAAGACTTTTTTCTTGCACACGGCATAAAAAATGTGTATAATATAAAAGCGCAGCCTTTGCGTTTTCCTGTAGCTGATCTAGAGTACAGTGCCGACAAAAAAGATTTACTACAAAAGATTGCACAAAGACAACATGTGCAACAAGTTACTATACAATGAAACAAGCAACAATAATCATACGAGATGAAGTCAATATCAAGATCGAAGGCCTGGATCTTGACTGTAGAAAGAAACTGGTTAACACATTCAAGTATGAAATTCCTGGGGCAAGATATCAACCCGCAGTGAGACTGGGTCGGTGGGATGGCAAGGTAGCTTACTTTCAATTGGGTGGGTCCAGCTACATCAATCTCTTGCCCGAAATAATTCCTATTCTAGAACAATATGATTATGACATTGAACTGGATGATCAACGTGATTATTCCACTGTGTTTGATTTTGTGCAGGTAACAGAAGATTCATTTGCACACAAAACTTGGCCTCAGGGGCATCCTACTGTGGGTCAACCCATCTTGTTGCGTGACTATCAAGTAGAGATTGTGAACAACTATCTGCAGAATCCGCAGTGCATACAAGAAGTGGCCACAGGCGCAGGCAAAACACTCATGACTGCTGCCTTGAGCAAGAGCGTGGAAGCATATGGTCGCAGTATCATTATTGTACCCAACAAGAGCTTGGTAACACAAACAGAAAAAGACTATGTCAATCTAGGCCTGGATGTGGGCGTGTACTTCGGTGATCAAAAAGACTACGACCGAACCCACACCATATGCACATGGCAAAGTCTAAACAACATGATGAAGAAAACCAAGTCAGGCGAAGCCGAAGTGGACATTCAGGACTTTATCGAAGGCGTGGTTTGTGTGATTGTGGACGAAGTACACATGGCCAAAGCAGATGCCTTAAAAACCTTGCTTACAGGTGTCATGGCTAGAGTGCCAATTCGATGGGGGTTGACAGGAACTGTGCCCAAAGAAAAGTTTGAAAGCCAAAGTCTGCTGGTAAGCCTGGGCCCTGTTATCAGCAAGCTCAGTGCCAGTGAACTACAGGATCGTGGCGTGCTGGCCCAGTGCCATGTGAACATCGTGCAACTGATAGACCATGTGGAATACAGCAACTATCAAAGCGAGCTAAAATACCTGCTAGAAGAGTCAGGTAGATTAGACACCATAGCAGATCTGGTGCGTCGAGTAAACGAAACTGGCAATACCTTAGTGCTGGTTGACCGCACAGAGTGTGGTAGACAACTGGTAGCACGACTGGGAGAAAAAGCTGTGTTTGTGTCCGGAGCAACAAAGGGCACAAAGAGGCAAGAAGAATATGACGAAGTAGCAGATGCCACAGACAAGATCATTGTGGCCACTTATGGTGTGGCTGCTGTGGGTATTAACATACCGCGAATCTTTAATCTTGTGCTGATTGAACCAGGCAAATCATTTGTTAGAGTTATCCAGTCAATTGGACGTGGTATTCGCAAAGCCGAAGACAAAGATCATGTGCAGATCTGGGACATAACCAGCACATGCAAGTTTGCCAAACGCCATCTTACCAAACGCAAACAATTCTACAAAGAAGCCAATTATCCGTTCTCAGCAGAGAAACTAGACTGGATGAAGATCAACTAATGGTTGACTTTGTGGCACAAACACTATATTATTAACACATGCGAATTCTAACACTAGACAACACTTATTATGATCTTGATCATCTGCCTGAAGAAGTAGATGATATGAGATTTGCTATCTTGGATAATTCAAACCCCCAAGATCCTGATTATCATTTCATTCCTTTGATCTTTTTAGAGAGTTTTAACGCTCCTGCACTAGTGTTGAGAATTGGTAATGCCACTATCAAAATGCCCATGGACTGGCAAATTCTAATAGGCGAGCCCGATGTTGGTGATCTAGAGGTATTGCCGTTGACCAGTATCAACGATCGCGGATTCAAGGTGTTTCAATTCAATCCGCTTACTAGCTACAGACCCAGTTTTCCAGACATTGAAATTCTGGATGTTTACCATGAAGTAAACTGGTATGCACCCAAATTAAAAAATGGGCAGATGCTGGCAGTGCCTCTGAATGATGATGCAGAACCTGACTGTGTGTACTTTGTCAAAGACGTCAGCCGCAATTGTGAAATCGTGGACTACAACAAGGCTTGGTAATGTACACAGAACCTCAGTTATTTGAAACACTTGCTCGCCTGGTCAGGATATATGCGGAAAGCTATCCTGACGATCGAGAAGGACTAGAACGATTCTTGCACTGGGCACATGCACAATACGGTTACACATATGGGCCAGCTTAAACCAGGCGCAACCTACATTTACGAACGGGTCGGCGACACTGTGTTCAGAAGAGAGTCTGGTGCCCTGGACCGTGAAGTAGTCGGCTACGACGCCCGCACCATTGATGGCAGACCGTTGGTTGATCATATACAGGAAGAAAAACTGTGGGGTCAGATTAGACAAGCTGCCCGGACCAATCCTGCTTTACAAGATGCATTAGAACGTGCTATAATGATTTACCAACTTAGTAAAACCAATGAGTGATAAACTACATATTGGCAACGAAATGCGCCAACTGGATCTCAAGAACAGAGACTTCTACGACAGCTTAGATACGGAAGAACGCAAGAAGTTTAGCACATTTCTCATGATACGCTGGAGCAGTGCAGTAGAAGGCTCCCGCGAACTACAAGAGTATTATGTACAAAGTGCCAATCACTATGTGAACAAGCATTTCTTTACACTCAGCAAGCACCCCAAACTGCAATGGTTGTGTGCAACTGCTGCAAGCCCGGGCATGGGTGCGCTACGTCATAACTGGATTGCGCCCAAAAAGAAAGAAGCAGGTGCCGGCACCAAACGCAAAGCACTGGCCGCAATGTTTCCGCACTACAAAGACGATGAGATCGACGTCATGATGCAGATAGTCTCACAAAAAGAAATTGACGCTTATCACAAGAGTACTGGCCTTGATAAGAAATGATTCAACAGTTAGTGGTCAATGGTTGCAGTTACATGGACATGTACGCTCAAGGTGGCGGCCATGTTGATCTAGCACAACAACTTGGTATTGCCAATTGTTTCAGCCTAGCCATTGGCGGTAGTGCAAACTCTCGTATTATACGTACCACTCTCAAACACAGTTATCAAACCACAGTGCCCACGTTTTATTTACTGGGTATGACATTCCTTAGCAGGCTTGAATGGCCTATTTTGTATCAAGATACCACTCGTGAGTTTGAAGGGGTATGGACCAACCCTCAAAATCAACAATTTCAAAATCAATGGGTGCCACACTGGACTGATCAGGACACCAAACAATGGATAAAACTCAAGCTCAAAAGTGAACTTCATAGCATTACAGATCGATTGGAAGATCTAATGTACCGCATGTTGAGTTTGCAGGACAGTTTGATTGCTCGCGGCCACCGTGTGCTGATGTATCAACAAGCAGACAACATTTATCAGGAATTCCTTGAAGATTCTCGTTTTGAACTTTTAAAAAACAATACGGGCATCAAAGACGGGTTTGCCTGGCGATCAATTGCGTGGCAACACATGCATAAAGTTGCTGCCACAATCTATTCCGAAGGAAGTCAATATGTGCCATCAGACATGACTCATCCACTTGCTGGACATCATTTGATGATCAATACTCATTTGACACAGTACATTAAAGATAGTAAACTACTAGCATGACATTTGCATGTGCTTACTGCAAGAAAACTTTTGTAAAGGAAACTTCTATTGAAGTGCATGTGTGCGAGCCCAAACGCCGTGCATTACAAAAGGACGATCCCGGAGTCAGGCTTGGGTTTCAAGCATATCTGCGATTCTACGAAACCATGCAAGGATCGTCCCGTAACAAAACCTACGAAGACTTTGCTGGATCAGCCTACTATCGAGCCTTTGTGAAATTTGGGCGTTACTGCGTGGACACTCGCACAATCAATCCAGCTCAGTTCATGCTGTGGCTATTAAAGGCACAGAAAAAGATTGACTACTGGTGCAGTGACAAAGTCTATACAGAATACTTGCTGTACTATCTACAAATAGAAGCAGTGGATGATGCACTGGCTCGAGCAATTGAATACAGCATGACCTGGCAAGAAAACACAGGCCATCCTGCACATGACTGTTTGCGTTATGGTAATACCAATGCAGCATGCCATGCAATAACGTCAGGACGGATAAGTCCATGGGTGATTTACAACTCGGAATCAGGACAAAAGTTTTTGAGCGGCCTGGATCCCACTCAGGTGGCCATGATCTGGAGCTACATTGATTCAGATGTATGGCAAAAACGTTTTAGAGATCGTTCCGAAGATCAAGCATATGCACAAGAAATTTTAACCAAGGCAGGATGGTAACATGATTAACACTATTATGAATGGGGCAGGAATAAATGTTATTGCCAGCGGTTCCTCGACGCCCTATATTGACATGACTCGAACCAGTGCTGGCATGGTCCGATACAACAATAACAATTTTGAAGTTTATGACGGCAACTCCTGGATAATAATGGCTAGTGGATCCATCCAAGT